ATGTTCTGGATCATCTATGCTTTCTCTTACAAAGGGATTTTTTCTTTGATTCATCTCATCCCAAGGAATTATGGAAAGAAGTTTATCTTTTACAAGTGACCATTCTTTGATATGAATTTTGTGGATATAAATTGTCCACATTGGAATTGATTCAATATGCATTAGAACTTAAAATCAGCAAATGATGATTTTGGTTTTAGTTTTTCCTCTTTAGTATACTCTTGATCTTGGTTAGTGTCAATCAGATCATTCTGTGCACTCTGTTCACAATCATACAATCTCATCTTTGATCTATCAATACCTACAACAAATCTCTTGTAAATTGTAGGATCATTATATCTGTTCTTTAATTGTTTTACTAATATTTGATTTAAACCTTCTAGTTCTTCCGTGGAAATAAGGGCAAACATAAGGTCAGCAGTAGCAGGTAAGCCAAAGGACTCACTTGTGTCAGTAAGCTCAACGTCACTGCTACCAAAACCAGAACGAGTAGTTTGAGTAGCTGAGACAATGGGGACGTTGGTTTCAACTGCCAATCCCCTAAGTTCTTCAGCAATCGCTTTGATATACGAGTAAGAGTTGACATTGCCATTTGCTCTGTATCTGGAAGAGGCACAAATATTAAGATAATCTATGAATATTATATCAGGTTTAAAAGATTTTTTCAAGGATAACTCAGTCAATAATGCTTTAAAATGTCCACTATGTGCAGATGCAGTAGGATATTCTTTAATCACTAAACTACCCATTGTCTTTTTAGTAATGCTATCTACCTTACTAGAAAACATAGGTTTAGGTAAATCTACAATATCTTGTATTCCAACATTCAATAAGTTTGCATCTATCCTTTCTGCTATTTTCTCTTCTGCCATTTCCATGGTGATGTAAAGTACGTTCTTATCTTGGAGTAGAGATGCACTAGCAACATGGCACATGAACAAAGACTTCCCCACACCAGTGCCAGCAAGAGCGATGTTAAGAGTTTTATTTGGGAGACCACCCTTTGTGATCTTGTTGAAGAACTCCAAGTCAAATGGAATCTTCTCTTCTTTCTGATGATAGAACTCATATCTTTCCTCATAGTCTTGAAGATAATCATGTCCTATATGATTATCGAAAGAAACAGCCAAAGCATCAGAGAGAATAGAAGGAATAGCATCCCTTCCTTTTTTGTCATCTTTTCCATCAGCTATTGCAATAGAGTCTAATAATGCCAAGTATATAGCTCTGTCTCTACACCATTTTTCTGTAGTATCAACTAACCATTCATTCTCTACAGGACTTTCATCAAGACAACTAATTAAATGAGTAACACTCTTAAATGAGTCTTCATTAATATCACTTCTCTTTTCAATTTCAATAGTTAATACTTCTTTTGTAGGTAACTCATTATACTTTTCTACAAAAGAAAATATCTCTTCATACACCATCTTCTGATGAGCATCTTCAAAATACTCAGACTTGATGAAAGGTATAGACTTTCTTAGATACTTTTCATTGTGTATTAAATTTTTTAAGATTAGAAATTCAATTTGTTCCATAACTAAACTCCTTATTTGCAGTCTCTTCTAGAGCTTGCATAACTTCTGGAGTAAAGTAATCATCTGGATTAGCAAGTATTTGTTTACCATAAACTTTCTTACCATTGATCTCATATCTACCTGCTACATTCTTCCACAATCCACCTATCTCTCCTAGTTCTAGAAGACCATAGTATTTGTCAAGACCTCTTTCATCATAATAGAGTCTGATCTTAACTATTTTATTCTCTTTACTTAACCTTGATTTGTGAGTCTTTGCCTTGATAATATTTCCAATGACTTCTTTTCCATCTTTTTCTTTTGCCTTGCTGAGATAGATGATTGTACTCGCTGCATACTTGAGTCCAGAACCCCCACCCATTTCTTTCGTTGGTACGTAGCTTCCAATGACATCGTATGTATGATTTGTGACAATGAGGGGAACATTTGCTTGTCCAAGTTTTAGGGTTAACATTCTGAATGCACCTTTGACAAGTTGAGATTTGGTCATATCTCTAACTTGTTTATCATCTAGTGCATCTCTAATTTCTTTCTCTGTAGAAAGCATTCCTAAAGAGTCTAACACAAACATACAAGGTTTGCGTTCTTCTATAGGGGTTTTAAGATATATATCTACTGCCTTAAGAGCTTTAGTTCTAAACTCTTCAATTGTCACTACATTAACAACTACAAAACGATCTAAATCTAAACCACGAGACTCCAATAATCCTTTATTAACTGCGGCTTCAGTATCAAAATAGAGACAATACCCATCAGGATTAGAATCAAGGAAGTTCTTAACCACTGCGAGGGAGAAAAAAGTTTTTCCAGTAGATGATTCACCAGCAATTGCAGTAATCTTGTTACTAGATACACCACCAAATATAGACCCTGATATAAGTCCATTAAAAATGTACGAACCTGTGTCCACATACTTTTCAGTTTCATCAATATCTGATGCGAGTTGTGTGAAGTCATCTCCTATCTCTTTTACAATTTCCTTTAAAAAATCCATTTCAAATACCTAATAATTTTTTTTGTCTTTCAAAGTATCCATGGAGAATCCATGAACTACTATTCATTTTATCAGTGCCACCAATACCATATTCAAATCTAACTCTTTCATTGTTAGCAAATCCCATAACTTCTGGAGTATTACTTGATCCTCTATCACCACCATTACAGAAAATAACTTCCTTAGAAATTTCTAAACATTTTCTAATTGCACCTCTAGCACTATCATCACTATCATCCCATGATATCACAGCATCAACCATATTCAAATGTCTTATGATTTCTGCTCTTTCTTTCCATGATTGAAAGTATTGACCTTTCTTTCTTGTTAACCATTCTTCAGTGTTAAGACCTACTATAAGATAGTTAGAGAGATCCTTTGCTCTCTTGAAGTATGATATATGTCCACTGTGAATTGGATCAAATCCACCAGTAACAAGACTCACCTTTTCAAAAAACATACTACCTCCACTTAGTGTAATATGGTTTTTCACTTGCTAACTTTTGAGTTTCTATTTCATCACTTTCATCTGGATTTGTATGATGTGTCACTTCTTTTAGAGTTTTAAGATACTTAAGTACATGATTTCTAATTTCCATAAGTTGATCATAACAACCTTGATTATGAGCACAACCACGCAAATCATGGTCAGGTTTCATAACTGATTCTGTGAATAGAGACAATGCTCTATCATATTTTTGAGATGCTGTCTCAGACGCATCTATTGAGTTTTGGTCTTTCATGAGAAGAATAATTCTAGGTTTACTACTTTTTCAACATTCCATCCAATGGAATCAAGTATAACCTTTACTGGTTCAAGAAACGCTTTATTGAATTGTAGTTCATAATCTATATGCTTGTCAAGGTCTAGCTCAGTTGGGAAGTCTGAGATAAAGGATATGACATTTTCATGAATCCAGTTAGGTTTTTTTAGATAACAAAACTTTATCTTTTCACCATTGTTGATTAGAGAATACTTATTATCTAGTTTTTTATCTTTTATATGATGATTATAAAGAAGTGCTCCCCTTGCATGAATGGGAGTTCCTTTAGCATATATGCTAGAAGATGACTTATGTTTGTTAACATTAGACACTGTTCTAGGAAAAGAAATATCTTCTGGTGGTAGTTTTTTAAACTTATCTCTAGACTCATCTATAAATTTGATTACATCTTCTTCAGTGCCACTCATCATAATATTCAAGGCATCTTTAATCATTGCCCTACAAGGTGCAGGTGTTGAAGACTTAACAGCTTCAATACCCATCATCTTTAGTTTAGGTTCTTCATACCTTACTCCTTCACTATCCCACACATTTAAAATATATCTTTTCTTTGCAGTCCATATACCTCTATCAGCAATGTTCTCTCTTTTCATGAACATCTTCTGATCATAAGCATTTACGTAAGTTGCCAACTCTTGATATGATCTATCAATAAATGGCTCCAGTTTGTCTTGGCATACTTTGTCCAAAAGGGAAACAATCTTAGCTTTATCATCAAGTTTAGTATTAAAAAATTTATCAACAAGAGGACCAAAATTGATGTATATAGAGTCTGTATCTGATGCAATAACATAGTCAATTTCTTCTGTATTTAATAATTTATTTAGATAGTCATTCATCTTGTTCTCAATCCATCTTATTGAGACTTGACCTGACAATGTGATTGCTTCTGCATTGGCAAGCTTGTAGTACCTAAAATACTGGTTACCGATAGCGCCATAAGCAGAGTTAAGAGAGATCTTCTTAGCCATTTGGATATTATTGCATCTGGCAATTTCTTTCTCAAGGGATTTAGTTGGAGTTTTTTCATATGCTTGTTTTGCTTCTAACATTCTTTTCTTAAAGACAACTCTTTCTGCATACATCTTTTCCATTAACTCAGGAAGAAATCCTTTTATATCTTTCCTATACTGAGCACCATTTGCACAAGTTGCATATTCACCACTTATATCTATCTCCTGATTGAGGAGTCCATCAACATTTGCACTAGGATGTTTTGTTTCCACCAAAGTTTCTGGTGAAATATTATATTGCATAATCAAATGAGGATATAGACTATTCAAGTCAAAAGAGACAACCCAATCATACTTGCCTGGCTTTGGTTCTTTTACATAAGCACCAGCATACTTTTCATCCTTCTCACTTCTATCTTTTGGTGGTATGACAATGTTTCTTTTCTTCAAATAATTATAGATGATAGTGTCCCACATTCTTACTTGATACATTACATCCTGATAATTAACCTTGGCATCATATGCCATAGTCAATGCAAGTTCAATTAGTTTCATCTTGTCTTCAAGTCTATCAACAAGTTCAACGTCAATGATGTTGTAATCTACAAACTTCTTCCAGTTGCCTTTATAAAATTCTTTAAAGGTATCAAACTCAGAGTGATCTAATTTCTTTTGTCCTAACTCTACACCAGCAATATAATCCAACCTATAAGACTCTTGTGCTTTATAAGTAAACTTCTTATACAACTCAAGATAATCAAGAGTTGTCATACCAGCAATATCATAAACATTATATCTTCTACCAGAAATATAGATTTCATCTTGTGATACTAATCCCCAAGGTGATAGTAATTTACATTTCTTACTTCCCATAATTCTACTAATTCTTCCACAAAGATATGGTATATCATACAATCTGACATTCCATCCAGTAATAACATCAGGTGGATTTTTAGACCAATGATATAAGAAAGAATTAAGCATATCAATCTCATCATCAAAATGATAATAAGTTACATTTTCCTGAGTGGGAACATATGGTTTCCTACCCCATGTTGTAATCTTTTTGGTAGAATAATCTTGTAATGATATTGTCAACATCTCTTCAGAACAAGACTCTGGATCAGGGAATCCTTGTTCAGCCTGAACCTCAATATCCATTGTCACAAGATTAATATGTTTGATATCAAACTTTACTTCATCTTGAGGGTACTTATCAGACAGGTATTGAAACACATATCTGTTATTACCAAATATCTTAAATCCATCTATATTATCATACTTCTTAAAAAACTCTCTACAATCCCTTACAGTGCCAGGTTTAATTGGTGTAACACTTTCACCATTAAGTGTTTTATAATTTGTCTCCTTGTTTGACTTTACATATAATGTTGGTGAATATGCTTCCTTATATATTTCTCTCTTGCCATCAACAACCTCACGTACCAAAAAGTTGTTACCAATCATTTGAACATTGGTATAGAATCTCATTCTGCTATCACATCCTCATACTTCTTTACTATTTTACTATTAGGTTCTACCAAAGTCAATATCTTATCAGATGACATCATAAAAGTATTTTGAGTTGTTAAATTTAATAACCAAGGAGATAGAGTACCATCATCATTAATAGCAAATGGTTCAGTTAATTTACAATCAGGTTCACCTAGTTCACTCTGAACTTCCTCTATCTGTGTTACTAGGACTTCCTTTGTCAGTAGAACTATTACTTTGAGATTTTCTTTTTTCATAATTTTCACATGCTTTGGTATATAGGTCTTTGAGTTTTGGTTGAGGTTCCACTATACTGATAACCCAATCTGCTACTACAGGTATCTTTTCCTCATCAGCAAGAGGCAACCAAGGTAATAGTTTTATTGAAACAGGTTTCTTATCAAGTTCTTGACTTTCATCAACTTGTATTTCTGGTGTTGTTAATATTGCTCTACAAGGATTTGCAAAATAATATCCTACAACCACCTGTTTTTCAGTTATCATTTCAGTTATATCT